ATTGGTGAACTTGGGAATATCAATGTTTGGCATTTGAGCATTGATATTTGGGCTTGGGTCAGGAATTTGGTTTATTAGACTATCTGCATTCGCGGCAGCATCAGTAACCTTTGCACACAAATCGTCTAGTGGATTTGATATATTTAGTTGATTTAGTACATCATCTGCTAGTGCTTTTGCTTCTTTTTTGAAGTCAATATTTGAAATTTTATCTGCCACTTGGTCTGGTATGCCTGGTAAGTCTTGCAATCCTGTAAATTCTGGAACACCAGTAAACATTGCTTTGGGGTCTAATTTTTCTGGGATATCTGGTATCCCAGTCGCACTTAAGACTTGTTCTAGGTTTGGTAAACTAGGCAAACTTGCTAGGCTCATAACACCGTCAACATCTTTCAATAAGTTTTTGTCACAAAGTGGATGTCCTCCACCTTGTGCGCCTGTAAGTAAATTTGCACCAGCACCAATATCAATGAGAGAGTCCGCAGACGGAATGTCTGGGACATCAAATTTTGGTGTGATATTTCTTGGTAGGTCGCTGTATCCTGAGTCAAAAACCATTTACTTCTCCTTATCCAAAGCCTGGATGGTTGAGGTGGATATCTGGCCCTGCGTTAATGTATGTGTTCTTTCCAGACTGCGTTCGGAGTTGTCCATCAACCCTGAGATTGTAGTCTCCAGAAACATAATGTTCAAAGTCACCATTAACGTGGGTGTAGAAACTCCCGTCTGCAAGTTCTACATTCATATCACCCTTACCAATTTTAGTATTAATTTCGCCTTCGTTTACTTCAATATTTAGATTTGCTTTGTTGCCAACGTGAATGTCTAAATGGTTACCGTCTTCTTTATCTGCGTTCACAAAAATCTTACAAGCCTTATCAAGTGTAACATTTGTCCACCCATCGATATGAACACATTCATTTTTCAAAATTACAGTGTAGTCACTTCTTACAATCTTAAGAACTCTATCTCCATTCGGATGAATTTCTTCAAACGTGCCTGTTCTGTGATAGCGATGAAGTCTTTCTCTGTTTGGTGTATCATCAATTTCAAACGTGTGTCCAGATTCACTTTCGTAAACGTGGTTATGTGGATACTTCACATCATATGCAGTTTTAGGTTCAGTCCACTTTCCTGCTTCTGACTTGGAAGCAGTGGATTGTTTTGTAATACCAGCCTTCACTGACTCACAAGTAATGTCTGCGGTAGGTACATCTTTGTCAACATTATCTTTCTTTAATTGAATAATCGTATCGTCGATTTCTTCGTTTCTTGCCAATCTGTTGGTGTCTGGCTCTTCAATACACCAAGCCTTTGGATATGCTTCACCCTTTTCGTTGTTGACAACAATTGCACCTCTGCCGTCTCTATAATAGATTTGTTTCTTCTGACCCTTACCAATCATATTTCCTTTGGGGTCTTTCTTTTTCTTTTCATCATCTCGGGGGTCATTGAATCCAGTTTCGTTGTCTGGTGCTTCTTCTGGAATACCACCAATGGAACCCATCATCACTGGTTCTTGTGCGTTCTCGCCATCTCGGAAGAAGCCAACAACCCAACTGCCTGGAACTAGACCAGTAGGAGAGAACCCCATACCACTGAGTGCGGCACTGGTGATTGGTTGCATTGGATATGCCCAAGGTAAGTCTTCAGTTTTAATTAAAGATTTGTCATCGGTGTGCCATCCCAAACATCGAACACGACACCTACCTAGCATCATTGGGTCATCGACATCCTCAACAACTCCTTGAAACCAGATAAACCCATCTTTGCCCATAAAATTTTGCATTATTTAAATCCCATTTTTTTCAGTTGTGCGATTGTACTTGACGCACTTGTGTGAAGAATACCGATACCACCAGCGGCTTTCCATTCTTTAATATTTTTAGGGTGGTCATCAATTAAGATTGCAGGTTGACCTCTTTCGTCAATTGCATATTTCTTTTTATCTTTCCTTGCAACGATATTAATATTGTTTTCTTTTACTCTTGTGTTCCTTTTTAACCAAGTGTACTTATCCTTTGTGGCGTTTGGCATCCATTCAGTTGGAGCGGCAGACAAAATTCTTGGATTGAACTCAGAGATAAATTTCCAAAGTCGTTGACCATCTGGCATCCATTCCAAATCTCTGTAGAGATTGGGATGATTCTTTGTTAGTTCTTGCTTCTTGTCTTTTGACTGAGGACTGTTCCAATATTCTTTATCAGTGTATGACCTACCTAGTGCCTTCTCTGCACCCTTGAGGAAGTTACACAGCACTTGGTCCATATCACAGTAAATTGTGGGGAACGTGACACCATCTATCTTGGATGCATCTTCGTACATACCTTTTTGTCTTGGTTGGTCAAAGATTCCCTTGTTGTTATAGGCACTCTTTCCAAAGTTCTGTGGAACATTATCAATAATCCACTTGTACACTTGGTCTTTTAGTCCCGTATCACTCGTCATTGATTTTCCAGGCACTTTCAAAGTAAGATACTTAAAGTCTTTGATTACTGTTTGCTTATTCTTGTTGCTTCCGTCAAGTGGATTCCCTTGTTGGTCGGTGTAGAACACCGTGTGCTTTGCACCACCGAGAATGGTATGAACAGAACCGTCAACTCCTCTTGGAGTTCCATTCTTAATTAGGTTAAACATATTAATTGACGCTCCAGAGTGAGTGTCTAACATAATATCATCACGAACAATTCTTTCTCTTGACTTGTTTTGTTTTACTGCAATGTGATAGTTGGTAAGAACCCAGACGATGTGAATATCCTTTGGGTCATATCCTGCATCGTGAAGTGCTGGAAGAATTTCAAGGATGTCTCCCTTGTCTTTGTATGTAATGTCAAAGAGAATGTTTGGAAGGGTGCCTTTCTTTGCATTTCTTAATAGAAGGTCAAGAGTCTTGTCTTTAATCTTTCTATCTCTCACCCAAAAGTGAAGTTTAGTAACATCATCAGGAACACGCAGGTCAAGGGACTTAAGTTCTGGATATTGATTCTTTAGTGCGGCGATTCTGAGGAAGCACTTCTTCCACTCGTCAACGTCACGACTTTTGAATTTGCTTCCTTGTAGGAAGTGGGTCTTGGCGTAACCTTTGCCACTCCCTGCACCACCAACTAGAAAACAAATTTGTCCATAGTTCTTGCCTTTCCCGAGAACAATTTCTTTTTCGCTAAGAAGATGAAGTCCTTCAGACAGTTCTTGATGTTGTGAAAAGTTTAACATTTATTATTCCTTAGAGTACATATCCATTGTCATCAACTTTGAAAGAAGACGATGACGGATACGCTTCGTTTTGGTTATCTTTACTTAACTCCATATTCATAATATAACCGTCTGGAGTCAAGTTATGTTTAATTGACGTAACAAGATAATTTCCTGTAATGTATTTATCAAGTTCTTCATCTTCTTTTGTTCCAGGCTGCGTAGGACTAATTCTCAAGTGTACAACATCTCCACACTTCCTTCTGGAGTCACCTGAAACTTCAACATTAATTACCATACCACCAACCTGTCTCATTAGTGATTTTCTTTTCAATAACCACTCTGAATATTTTTCATTCTTCTCTACTGTGTCCCCACCGTTTAGTTCGTTTTCTTGATTTAGATTTTTATGAATCGGACAAAAGTTCCAGAATGTGTCGGGTTCGGAACTAAACTCGTCAAGTGCTTTTGCTATGGGATACGACTCGGTGTCTGGTTGAGGAACGTGTTTGGTATTGTCAAATTCATCTTTCATTGAAAATTCTTTGAACTCATACTTTTTACGAACAATGTCGTGAGTAAGTATTTTGGAACCATACATTCCTTGGATATTCTCGTCTAGTCTATCGCCAGGAACATCCACAATTAATCTTTCTATGTTTCGAAACACGAACCCTGCATCTCGAAAACCCAAAGGGTTTTCTCTGAATTTTCTTGGACTGTAAAGGTATGACATCTTTGGGGTTTTTTCTTCGAACAATTTTTCAATTGTTGTAAAGTGAAAACCTTTTCTGTCTTGGTAAAATATAAAGTGACAAGCATCACTGTTTTCTTCGCCTTGACTTCTATCCGCTAGCCAGTTAATCGCGTCAAAGGGATGCCAGTTTGGAATGATGAATTTTCTTTTCTCACTGTCTGTCTTCACATCAATATTTAATTTGTGTTGTTCACTACTGCCACTATCCTTTAGATGCTCATCAAAAATATCACTCACCATTTCATCTATTTTTTTATAAAAGGATTTGCTTACTCTGGTATGGATGTTTTTGAACTGTTCGGACGAAACTCCCTTGAGTGTAATTGATTCTCTTTTACCAACGTCCGAAATATTTTTTGTTCCCACGCTGTAGATATCAAATTCAAGAACAACCTCATCGTCACCTTTAATTTGCCACTTTGCGGTTAATTTTTCTCGCTGACCAATAATCGGGAGGTGTCTACACACATTGTTTGCATCATTGAAACTCAAGGTGCAAGAAATTGTATTGGAGAATAAATCTTCAAACATTTTAAAACTTGTAAACACATTGCTTAAGTCTACTTTACCACCAGAGGGAGAGACAATTTCGATAGACTTTAATTTATAATCATTATCAGAAGACCAGTTTTCTCTTTCTGCTGGACTTTTGTTTTCACCGTCCCACAGGACAGGACCTTCTTTATATTTGTAATCCGCCATTATTTCATAATCCTGTCTAGACTGTCAACCACTGCTTCAATATAATCTTCTCGTAAGATTCTTACAACTCTTCTCTCTTCATTTTTATTTTCTTCGTATTGAAAGTTGGTGACTGGAATGTAAGTCGTAACCTTTTCATCATTCGCGGCCGCATAGGCTCCTCCTATAGTTGAAGAGTATCGCACTACAGTTTCCCCGTCCTCAAAGGCGCCTCCTGTTGCCCCCACTGGAACTTGTAATCCATTAGAGGGAGGACTGGCGAGTGGGTCTAGTTTTTCTCCGTAATAATCAGAGTCTAGATTTTCGAAGTGATGAACGCTTTGTGAATCCATATCAACAACTCTAGAAACAATAAAAACTGAATCATCATCTTCTCTTTTTATTATTCGGTGTGCTTCACCGCTCGAATCATCAGTTTCCAATGTTCCTCTTCTTAGAAGTCCCTCTGTTTCGTGTAAAACTAATTTTCTAAGTGTTGGGTTCCACTCTTTAACCAATGCCCTATCTCTTTTGTTTACATTTCCATTGCCATCTTGAAGATATACTTCATCATTCACTGCAAAGGAAACATCTGGCTTTACCGTAGCAGAGAACAATGCTTTTCCATTATACTTCTTTTCGATATACCGTTCCAATGAGGCATTGCTCATAGGCCATTGAAAGTATGGGTCAAGTACTTCATTGATTAAAAGAAGTATCCAGTGCAGATTTGTTGTTCCATAAAATTTATAAGAAACCATCTCTGGTGTCTCTCCATCCAAAACAGTATAGTCTCTAAACAAACTGGTTTGTTCTTGGAGATTACTTTTGAAAGCAACTCTTTTCAGAATATCAATGGCAATTTTTCGATTGCCATCTTTGTTTATATCGTATCTAACCAAAGGAAACTTTTTAAAGAATGACATAAATTATCCTCCGTCCAATTCTTTCAGACTGTTTCTGGACTGTAGTGTCAATTCACTAAGTTCCAATGTTAGTTTCAAGTGAGTTGGTGCGCCAGTATCTTTGAATGCAGACCACATATTTGCATTAGTATAATTTACTCCAAGATTCGTCAATGCACACCTATCCATTCTTCCGATGTATTGGTTCTCTCCTCCGTTAGACATAAAGTAAATTTGAAATTCAGAGGGGTAGTTGAAAAATACATTACTACCTCGATATAGTTCTGGTGCCGCGTGATATTTTAGAAGTTGAATGATTTTATTTGCGGCTTCAGATTCTTTTGCATTTCTTGGAGCCATATCAAACTCGAAAGAATATGTTCGTATGTTTGGTTCTTGGAACATACTCTCTTTTCTTGGGTTTGAAACTCTAGCAACTTGATGTTGCATAAACTTGTCTGCATTCTCCATAACTGCATTACCTACAGCACCCACTCCGCTTTGTAGAGCCTTTTCTCCTGCTTCTGAGAAATCTCCCTTCACGGCTTCACCCATCGCTGTCTTCTGGAAAGATACTTGTTCCCACTGCCAACCATCTGACATATTAATACTTTGTGGGAAGGGTAAGAATATTGAATCGGTGTTCAGTCTTTGTTGTTTTCTATATGTGGTATCACTAAAGACTACATCTTTTGCCGCCTCGGCATTTTCGCCAATCTGGCTACCCAACCCATCCGCACTCTCTCCTACATTTGAGTAATTTGGTTTTTGTCCTCTGCTTCTGTCCATTCGCGCCATCATACTATCTTCTGGTGGTGCAGATGCTAATTCGTTTTCTTCTGGTGCGGCCCCTCTACTTGACCCACCCAGGCTCGCGGATGAATTGGAGTAAATACGAATCATCAGATAGTGATGATGTTCTCCCGACTCATCCAAGTCGATTGGAAATTTAACTAGATTTGTTGCCATTTACCTCTCCTGCTAGAGTTTACCTACATATTATATATGCCATATAAAGGAAAATTCAAACCCAAAAACCCCCAGAAGTATATCGGCGACCCAACTAATATTATCTATCGTTCGTTGTGGGAGCGCCGATTTATGGTGTTTTGTGATGAAAAAGAGGCAGTTATCGAATGGGGTTCTGAAGAACTGTTCATACCATATAAATCGCCTATTGACAACAGATATCATCGCTACTTTGTGGACTTCATTGTCAAAACAAAAAACAAAAAAGGGTTTGTGGAGACAAGGCTAATTGAAATCAAACCCAAGAAACAGTGTTCCCCTCCAGAGAAACCACAGAAGAGAACAAAAAGATACATCGAAGAAGTAAAGACTTGGGGAATCAATAGTGCAAAGTGGAAAGCAGCCAAAGAGTTTGCCGAAAACAAAGGATGGAAATTTCAAATACTAACAGAGAAGGAACTATTCACAGGTGGCTAAACAAATACTCACAGGTTCAAGTATATTTGATTCCTTCCAGAAATTAAGAAGGGATGCTGGTGTACGCAAAAACAATTGGAATTGGTTCAAGAACATTGTCAACCAGAGCATCAAGGGCGTAGACAGAAATCAAATGAGAGATATGATTGCGTCTGACCCAGTTCGTGGCAGGACTAGATTATTTGATGGACAGATGTATTTTTTCTTCTATAACCAACCAGAATACCATACAACTCTTCCTTTTTATGATACCTTCCCTCTTATTCTTTTGTTGAGTCGTGATAAAGATACTTTCTTTGGTATCAACTTTCACTATATCCCTCCCAAAAGAAGACTACAGATGTTTCTTCTATTGCAACAATACAGACAGGGAAACAGGATAGTTCTGCCTTATGGAACTATGAAAAGAGTACAGAAATGGAAGATTTTCAAATCCTGTTTTCGGCGATATAAAACATCATTAATCTCAGGAAATCTTATAAATATACCAGCAGACGATTGGCCTATTGCCATAAATCTCCCCGTAGAGAGATTCAAGAAAAGTGGTAAAACAGCAGTCTGGGAAAATACTCTGAGGGAAGAACAAAACTGATGTCGGAAGCACCAAAATTACCAAACAGCGTTCAAACATTTCTGGGACAACATAAGGGACTGGTAAGGAATCACACCTTTGAAGTCACTTTTGCTGGTCCTGGTTATGAGACTGCTTTGGGTGAAGTAGGACTAAACACATCACAAGGTAGAAACTGGACTGTTCTGTGCGAAAGTGCTTCATTTCCTGGCTCCGCAGTGGGGACACAACCCAATAGAGTATATGGGCCTGTACGAGAATTTGCTTACGAGAAAATATTCTCTGGTGACTTGTCCTTAACCTTTCGTATGGACCAGACTATGACTATTCGTAAATTTTTTAATGCCTGGCATAAAGTAATTCACGATTCCGAGACTGGTGATTTTGGATATTATGACGACTACACCAGCGAGATTTTAGTTTTCCAGTACCCCGCTAAGGGCGGAGTAGAAAATGGTCCTATCTATGGATGTAGATTGATTGGTGCTTATCCCAAAAGCATCGCACCCATCGAAGTTGGGTACGACCAGACGAATACATATATGAAGCAAACCATAGACTTCGCATATAGGTCTTGGGAAGAAATATTATAATGGTTATATCATAGGAGATAATTATGCCTTTACCAAAAATCAATACCCCGTTTTATGAGTTGACACTCCCCTCCACTGGCGAGACTGTTAAGTACCGTCCCTTCTTGGTCAAAGAGGAAAAACTTCTTCTGATGGCTATGGAGGGAGGAAAGCAAAAAGAAATTGCAAACGCACTCCGTCAAATTATCAGCAATTGTACTGAAGGTGCAATTAATGTAGACACTCTACCAATCTTTGATGTTGAATATATTTTCCTTCAACTTAGAATCAAATCTGTGGAAGATGTGGCAAAAATTAAATTACAATGTGCCTATTGTCCAGAGCAAATTACCGTAAACATTGACTTGAAAAAAGTAAATGTAGTTTTCCCAAAAGAAAAGATAGACTTCAATATTCCTCTCACTAGCGATGTTGGTGTGACACTCAAGTATCCCACCCTCGATATGATAAAAGAAAATCCAGAGGGTATGGAAAACGCCACTCAATTGTTTGATTTGATTTGTAACTGCGTGGATACAATCTATGACGCAGAACAAGTATATAAAGATTTTACTAAGGAAGAGGTACTGGATTTCATTGAAACACTTCCCCAAGAACAATTCAAGAAAATTTCTACCTTCTTCGAGAATATGCCAAAACTTCAACACTAAATCAAGTTTACTTGTCCCGCCTGTAAGAAGAAGAACACATATACCTTGAGTGGGTTGCAGGATTTTTTCGAGTCGGCCTCTCTCACAACAACCTGATTAATATGATTAAAACAAACTTCGCTATGATACAACACCATAAGTGGAGTTTAACAGAGATTGAAGAGATGATGCCTTGGGAAAGAGATGTGTATGTGACTTTGTTGAATGAACATATTAAGGAAGAAAACGAAAGAATTCAAAAAGAACAATCACAACTAAACCGAGCAAGAAGGTAAAATGGCAGAAGAACGAAGAAAACAACTAGACGATTTAACAAAGCAACTTAAAAAGAATACCGATGCACTTAGCGGCGTCGATAAGGGCTTTAGTGCGTTTAGTGATGAGTTCAAGGTTTATGTTGACCAAGCACAGAACATTACCGATGGTCTGAAAAACTTCTTAGATATGAGACAAGATTCCCTTGCAGGTTTTGGTAGGGAACTTACCGCATCATTCCGTGCTACCCAAAAATGGGCAGATAGAATTAAATTTGATATCTCCACATTTGCCGATGAAAATATTCGTGATGTAAATGAAGGCATTAAAGCCTTCGAAGAAATGCAATCTGAAACGGGTAAGTCATTCGAAAACCGAATGGGTGCCTTGATGGAAGAACTGCGTACAGCAGACCAAGGTGAGGCAATTGCAATTCTTAATCAAATTCACGCGATGCGTGAAGAAGCACACAAGTCTCTATCAGAAGAAGAAGCACAACGACTCGACTTTATGGCAAGGACCGCTCAAAGGGGTCTTGATAGCATAGCGTCCAACACTGGAATCCTAAAGGGTGCTATTATGGAATCCCTTCCCTCTCTCGAAGGACTCGCAGAGAAGGCGTTGGGTGGTGGTATTCTTGGTAAGTTTGCTGGTTCGGTAATCAAGAGAAACAGACAACGAAAAGAAGCACAGGCATCTGCACAGGCTATGTCTGCCGCAGGTGGTCAACAGCAACAAGCAACTGACTTAGCGAGGTCATTCATTGGTCCTCTCCCCGAAGACGGAGGAGATGCTGGACTTGGTATGCAGATGGTGGGTCTTGTCGCAGAAGCGAGAGAACATACCAAGCACTTCAAAACTTTAATTGGTCTTGAACAAGAAACAGCAAAGTTAGAACAAAAACAAACAGATAGTGCCCTTGACCAAAAAGAAGAAGAAGCAGAAGCAAGAAGAATTGATGAAAGACAACACGATGAACTCGTTGCCGCTCAGGGCGGCGGTGGTATGGGTGGTGACGATGATTGTCCAAAAATCCCAGGCGGATTTATGGACGCAGTACTGGGAGCGTTGTCTGGTAAGTGGATAGCACAGGCCGCATCGTTCTTAATGACACCCCTCAAGAAAGTTGTGGGTGCAGTCGCAGGTGGTGTAGGAAAAGCAGTTGGTTTTATTATGCCAAAGAAGTGGACTGCTGGACTTTCCAAATTCTTTAAGACAACAGATAAAGCACAAGCCGCATCAATAGGTAAAGCAAGCAAATCAGCGGGACTCTTGACCAAACTTACAGATAAGTTTAAAGGTTTAGTCAAGGGATTAGTTGATGCACTCAAGAACATCTTCAAGTCTATTGGTGAAGTAATCAACAACATCGTTAAGAGTGTTGGTAAAGTTATTAAGTCAATCGGTAAGGGTATTGCTGATATGATGAAACAACTTGCCAGGGGTATTGGATACTTTGGTAAGAAGAGTGTGTTACTTGGAGCCGCCGCACTTATCTTAGTCTCGGGTGGTATCTTTGTATTCTCCAAAGCAATGGTAGAGTTTACCAAGGTGAGTTGGAAAGCGGTAGGAGTTGCCGCAGTTTCACTCCTCCTCTTGGTAGGAACTATTGCGGCCCTTGGTGCAATAATGATGTCGGGTGTGGGTGCAGTCGCACTAGTATTGGGGGCTGCCGCACTTGTCATAGTTGCAGGTGGATTATATGTTCTTGGGAAAGCAATGCAGGAGTTTTCCAAGGCTCTCAAGATAGCAATGCCATTTTTTGAATGGCTTGGTGAATTTATATTAAATGTATTTAGTGCGATGGTTCCAATTATTGAAGCAGTGGGTCAAGCAATTTCACTTATCATTTCAACTCTCGCCGAGGGTGCGGTTGATATAATAAATGCAATCACGGACACATTCGAAAGACTCGGACAAGCAGGTGTTGGTACAGGACTACTCGCAACTGCCGCAGGTATTGTCGCAGTCACTGCCGCACTCGCCGGATTTATGGCAGTACAAATTGGTGGCGGACTACTGGGCGCAGTAGGTAATGTAATCGCAGGTGTAGGAAATTGGATTGCAGGTTGGTTTGGTGCTGAAGCCGCACCGACACCAATGGAAATTCTTGGTGCGTTAGCATCATTCCCTGCCGCCGCACTTGCAGAAGCGCCTGCCGCAATTGATGGGATGCAGGCCGCACTACAAAGATTCGGCGACCTTGAAATTGATGGTGAAAACGCAAGAGAAACAATTGGTATTATTGCCTCACTTGGTGGTGCATTGAAAGCATTCCAAGCGAATGAGCCTGGACTGCTAGGTTCGATTGGTGGTTTCCTTGGTGGTGCATTGAAGAAAGCAACTGGTTGGTTAGGAAGCCTTCTCGGTATTGAAGCGGACGAACAAAAAGACCCAATGAAAATTCTCGAAGATTTGATTGCACTTAGTCCCCAGATTGTCAAAATGGGACCAGCAATGCAACAATTTACGAGTGGGTTGATGGCACTTATGCAAGTTGCAGAAGCAGAAGTGAGTACAAAAAACTTCGATGCACTCTTCGGTTCTATCATTAGAATACCAACTGGATTAATCAACGACCAAGCCAGTGCATTTAATAATTTGGCTAGTTCTATCAACAACGTAGCAACTGAAATGCAAGCATTGGATATGCGTGATATCGAAAACGCTGGATATGCACTACAGTTAGCACAGCAACAAAATATGCAAGCAAAAGAAGAAAGAGCGTGGTATGATGTCTTCGGAAAACTGGAAGATGCGAAGGCCGCGGCGCAAGCAAGAATGTCGCCACCAGTTCAAGCGAATACATCAGTATCAATGCATAATTCGCAACACTTCCACGGTCCTATGGTTGCGAGAAACCAAGACACAACTCTAAACAATCTTCTATCTAGGAGAAGGTAATAGAAAAGGGGGTTCCCGAAGGAACCCCCTTTCTCATCGATTTTACGAAAGTATCAACCTTCGTTTGCCAACTTCTCGAAGTACGAGAGGGCATCGCCGGACTCACCATCCTCTTCATCGACGGGTTCTTCAGCGGCTGATGACGATGACGCATCAGACTTAGGGGGAGAGGTCACTTCCTCTGCACGGGCAAAATTATCACCAGTGCTTCGAATGTCGTTACCGACAACCTTGTCCAACTTTGCCTTGAGTTCATCATAGGACTTGAAGTTGGTTGGGTCAGTGAATTCAGACAGAGCGTACTGAGTCTTCCAAAGTTCCTCCAACTTTGAATCGTCACCATCATAGACGGAAGACGTTGACTCAAACTCCGACTTATCATAGTTGATAAAACCAGCAACCTTACGAACCTTCAACTTGAAGTTAGCACCCTCCCAGAAATCAAAGGGATTCACTGGGGTTTCATCATCAAATTCTGGGTTCATTGCTTCGTTAATCTTATCAAAAATCTTCTTACCGTACTTGAAAAGGAACACCTTACCCTCATTCTGAGGATTAGCAGGGTCACTCACGACAAGAATGTTTGAGATGTAATTAAGTCGGCGCTTGCGGGCACGGGCGATATCCTTATCGCTATCTGTTCCACTGTTCCAGAGAAGAGTGTTCATCTCCGAGACGGGGTCCTTCTCACCAAGAGTGGTGCGAGAATTTTCGATGTACCAACCCCCAGGACCCTTGAATCCGTGAGAGAAAAGACGCGCCCAAGGAATGTCTTCTCCATCACAAGCGGGGAGGAATCGAATCACGGCATAGCCGTTACTGGACTTGTCGAGTTCTGGCTTCCAGAATCGGTCGTCCTTGTAAGAGTCTGAACTCTTAGTGGTCAACTTGTTCATTTCTTCAGTTAGTTTGCCGAAGCCACCTTGTGACTTCTTCTTCATATCATTGAATCCCATTGCGTATCTCCTTGTTTTGTGTACGTTGTGTACGGGGTTTATCGACTTATTAGAATTATAGAGTATGTAGCAGGAAAGTCAAACATAATCTTGAACTTTTTCTGCTAGGATTTTTCGGTGTTTGGTTGTGTCTTTAATCGCCACAAATGGTTCATAGTTCTGGCACTTAGTTCGCAGTTCCTTCCATAGAATATCGTCATTCATATCGATGTCGAACTGTTGCATAAAGCCAAGAATCTTGTTCATAATGATGAAAGTCTCAATGCTGATATCCTCCCTCAATACCAGCCTCATCAGAAGTGGATGCCTTCCTTCCTCTGATACAAATATATCGTCAAAATGCATACCAGAACTTGACATTTCTTTTAGAATTTTTCCAATATCTTCACTGAATACCATTGTGAGGGATTGCATTCGGCGTTTCCAGTCCGTGAAGATTCCTTCTGCTTCATCGTCCATCGCCTCCCCAACCCAGAAGTCTCCTCTCGCCACAAAATTGGAAACAAGAAATCCGAAGACATCCTTTCCCTTTCTTTTGGCTAGTTTATCGAAGAAGAATCGGTCTTTTCGATTTTCATAGACTCTCACTGAAGACTTCGTTTTTCCATTGAACTTGAAGTAGTCGTAGGAATCTCTTGTGAAGTGCAGTTTCAAACCTAGATAAATACAAAAAGCCTCGTATCCGTTCATAGAGGTAATCTTGCCCCTTTGGGGAGCAGATTGGATTCTTGACCTTCGTTCTCTAGTTTCTCGATAATTGGTTGGGTTAAAAATTTTGCTGCCACCTCTGGTTCAATGTTTTTTTCATCACATAATTCAACAATGGCCTCGATATAACCTCCGCCGTTTTTCTTGACGAATTCTTCGACTTGGTTAGAGAAATTTTCGGAGTCTTCAAAAATCATTGTTTAAATCCTTACTTGGAATAATCATATCATAATCTGGGGGCTATGCAATAATATTTATACATATTAGGTAAACTAATCTCAAGGAGAGTTAAATAATGTCCCACGATTCCGACAATATGAATGTGCAGGGTTCCGACCACACATATGCAATTAGAACAGAATATGATACTGGAGGACCTACTGGTCACGTTCAAGTGATGGCTCTGGGGTACGATGCTGGCGCATCTGCAATGTCCGTTGCTTCCCAGTCCACACCATACCCAGTCCGAATTCCTGCATCCTCAACAGTAGGAGGATACATCCAAGATATCTGGGAAAGTCTCACAGGAGACGGCACCGAGGGAATGACCGCAATCGGTGTTGATGTTATCAGCAGTGCTGGACTCACAATCAATGCAGTTGTTCAGGATTTGATTGTAGGTATCACTTCAAATATAAACTCTCCGTTTGCACAAATTGGTGTATATGGCACAGGTGGCACCGCAGTCGGTATGACTGGTAGTGTTTATGTTCTCGGCGTAGCAGGAGTAACAACAGACAATGTTGGGATTGCTATGTTTGGTTCGCGTGGAGCAACAGCAGTTGGTGTAACTGGTGCTGTTACAGTGCATACCGACAGTGGTAGCGGTATTGGTGTATATGGAGTAACAGGAATTGGAAGTTCCAATCACGGCGACATCGGTGTTACTGGTTCTGTTGTACTCGACAAGACATCTCTAGTCGGAATCAGCGGTGGAATCACCATTGCTTCTATGCCAAGTATTACTGTTAACTTACCAGACGGTGGTGGATATACTTGTGGTAGTGTAAAACCAGGCGTGGCAGGAATGTCATTCGCACCGCACGGATTGTCAAGCGGTGTAAGAATCACTGCATACAGCACAGGTGCTACCACAGACTTCGTTTTCGTAGGAGCATCCGCTGGTGTCGCACACAAACTAGAAGGACTCACCTCACACGGTTATCCTCTCAGAGAAATGGACTCAATCTTCCTTGAAATTGACAACTTGTCTAAGGTTTGTATGGTGTCAGATAACGCCAACGCAATCGTTAGATATCTTGGTAGTTGATATTACTTTATTGAGGGTGTAGATGTCAAGACATAGTACCAGAAAAGCAATTAAGCATATGCTTCACGAAAGTGGGGCTACTGCTGGCTCTACCTATGGTATTCCGCATAGTGGAAACATCTATAAAAGAATATATCCAGATGTTGATGTCTGTATCAATAGAGAAAATCCACATAGGAAGTTACCAGATAGTACTGCATTGGTAGTTGGTTATGACGCGGCAGGAAGATTCCAAAATACAATCCCCGCAGGTGTAACTCACGGGTATTGGACAATGCAGGCAGGCAATGGTGGAGTCCCCGAAGACCACGGTGGTTCGGGAGGAAACTATCTTGCAAGAATTCTCTTTAGATTCGATTTAGATAAAACTGGAATCGTCGCATCGGATAAAGTTATAGATGCACAGTTTAAATTCAGATGGTATAAGTCAAATACAATTAGAGGGAGTGGTGAATATCTGTTTGACTTCCATAGAATTCATCCAGGTCTTACTTCGAGCAGAGGAAGTACCAATCCAACACTCATAACAGAAAATGCAACTTGGTATGAGTATGACCATAGCGGGACTGGTAGAAGTGGTCCAGGGCAGGGTGAAGGAGGACCTACTGGTAGTCGCGGTTTCGGTTTAACTGACGGGTTCACTCACGGTAGCAGTCGGTGGGAGGCTCAAGGTCTAGGATTTACTGGAGGAACCGCTGAACACACTCTTGATAATGCTGGAGCAACACAATGGACTGACTACAGTGGTGGGGTAACTGGTGCGAACCAAATTGTAACACCACTAACAGACAATCTATACACCATTGGATTTACTGCCGCAAGAAATGGTGAGTACGCAGTCCGAGCAGGAGATGAAGTAAAACTTGACTTCACCAAAGCAGTGGAGGACGCAGTACAATACTACGGTAACAAATTACAGTTTATGATTAAACTCAGAGACGACCACACTTATGTTGATGGACAAAGTAGAGTATATGTTGCAATTGTTTCCTCAGAAGCAGACCCAGATAAAGACCCAGAGGCTGGCGAGGAACCGCAATATGCACCATCACTCCACGTTACCTACTCAAGATGATTTCATTCTCTTATTGAATTCTTCTTTAATTTTATTTTCCAATTCGTCGCCACTATATTGAACACTCAACTCCGCCCTAATTTCTTCGCGGAGTTTTTTCTTGGCAGCACAGGAACTACACCCACCAGACTTGGTGTTTCCCTCTTGAGTCTGATTGTTAATCTCAACAATTCTGTCATCACTATTAAATAGTTCACTGAACAAACTGTTGTATTCTGGATTCTTGAAATCGGGCTCAAGTCCTCTGTCTCTTCTCAACTTTTCAATGATGTCATTTCGCACTGTTGCTTTCACTTGACAGTTAGGACACCCTGCTTCTTTGTCCTTCCCACGTTCCCGAACATTTTGCTGTCTCTTTTCCTCTTCTGACATTTCTGGCTTAATGAGGTTTTTATCACTTAGTACATCACCCCCAAGAGTCATCTCGATTACCAGTTTTCTTTTCTCTCCAAAATCTTCAGTGTTTTTATTTGCAGGTTCATAGTCACTGAATCCAGGCATCCTGCGAGGACAGGAGAGATAGGGGTGGTCAAGTTTGGTGTACTCTTCCTCTGTACCATTCAACCAAGTCGAAGCCTTATCTCCACAACCACACTCACCACAATAAAACTTACCCATCTTTCTATCAGACGGACGCAAGCCTGGACACACAGGAATGTCATCACCATTCCCAAAGCAACTAAGAAGGCGAATATCCTTCGTGTTGACTTCGACTTTCTTTTCGGTTAGTCCCTTTGACCATTTGGCCTTAACGTAATTTGAAATCATTCCTAGATTCATTGGTTGTCCTCGTAGAATAGTTTAATGTCTTCGTACAGTCCTTGTACATAGTGGATTGGATTCTTTTGAAATACCTGATTCGTACCATCTTCGTTCGCAACAAGCACTACAATATTATTTATGGGTACACCAGTCTTTTCTTGGAACATTATAGCATATGCTGTTGCTTGATGGAAGTAATTTTTAATCCATTCTTCCTTCTTTGGTTTTGTACTACCTTTGAAGTCAATGATAGACAGTTCACCATCAAACTCTGCAACACAGTCTACTCTACCAGCCAGACCAACTTTCTCTGACCAGAGAGGAACTTCCTGTGCATACACATTATCGATGCGGTCAAGTTCTGGCTGCAACTGTCTGAACAGTTCTACATTTTGAGGGTCCCTCTCCGTGAAGAAGTCTTCGACATTGTTTATATAATCTTCGATAAGACTATGGAGTTGATTGCCTCTCTTGAGGCATCTACCTGACTCTCTTCTGTTTTCTGGTTTCTTTCGCCATTCTGCAAAGAACTCACGCTTGCTCCACCCAGTCACGGTTGTCACACTGGGGAGCCATTTATCGTTGGGTGATTTATAGAAACGGAGTCCAGACTTCTGCTCAACAGGCAGGTCATCAAACGCCGATTCCAAATCTATATGCTTAAAAATCTTGTTCACAACCATAATTTAATATATTCTACCTCACATTATTACATAGTCAATTTTTTTCCAACAAAGTCGGAAGATTTATCTGCCACACTCTATTTATACACCATAAATATCTGTGCCAACAGAATAAAACAAAACTCTAAGAATACTTTAAGGCGGGGAGAACCCCGCTTTTTTTATTTGACTTGCTTGTAGGCGAAGTCAACCATCTTCTTCAACCCAGCCGCATTCTTATCAATGGCAGCAACGAACTTCTTCTGATTAGTAGAGTTCAGTGCATCGTGTACCTTGTGTAGAAGATTGGCAGTCATTGCGTCAACAATCATACCGTGAACTTTCTGTGCTTGATGCTTGTCCTTAACCTTTGTGATTGCGTCCCAGGCTTTACCTTCACCGATGTTCATCTTACCGAGTTCTTCATCGTACTCAGGGTTAACGGATTCTTTAACAGACCGTATATACTTTCCAAAGTCAACGGTATTCTTAAACTTGCCACTCTTTCTGTTGTGTGTATATTTCACAACTCCAGTGAGGGTGTCGATTACAAATGACCAGTCACCCCTGCCTTGCTGGTCCATATACCCAGCAGTGCCTGGTTTATCGACATCCAATCCTCGATTTATTTTTGCTTTAACATAATCACCGAATGAATCAACCCACCGTTCATCTTTGACTACTTCTCGCCACCTATTAGCATCTTTGCCGTAAATATTAGCAATGAGTCCTAGTGCAAGTTCGTGATAGTTTTGATGTCGTTCTTCGGGTGTTCGCCAGACAGATTCTCCCAGTTCAACGGATTCTTTTGCATAGAGAGGATTTCCGTCTTTGTCTTTCATTGCAACGAGTTTATGTTTCTTTGCAAAGTCCATTGCTCTTTGGTGACTGACATGTGTACCGTGGAATG